TCCCCAATGGCTGGAGGACTACACCCAACAGGCGGTCGGCCGCGCCGGTGCCCTGAGCAATCAACCCTATACCCCTTACACCGGGCAGACCGTCGCCGATGTCAATCAGGCGCAACGGCAGGCTTACGATCAGACCGGCGCCATGCAGGGTATGGGCACGGGCGGCTGGAACGCCGCCATCAACGCCAATTGGGGCCTGGCCGGGCAGGCTTCGCCGGTGACGGCTGGCGGCGTCAACAACGGCACCAACGAGTTGTTCGGCAACTTCCAGCAGGGCGTCTACAACCCGACGTCGGCCAATCTCAGTAATGCTTATTCCCAAAACCAGAACGTGTTCGGGAATGCCTATGACCAGAGCCAGGGCCTGCTTGGCGGCTACGCGGGGCAGGGGCCGGCGACGGCGCAAGGCATAGGGCAGAACGCCCAGCAACTCATGTCGCCCTACACCCAGCAGGTGATCGATCCGGCGCTACGGGCGGGGCAACAGCAACTGGCCCTGGCGAAGCAGGGCATCGCCGACAAGGCGATTCAGGTTGGCGCCTTCGGCGGTTCCAGGCAGGGGGTCGAGGAAGGGGTGGCGGACGCGCAGAACGCCCTGGGCACCCAGCAGTTCATTGGCAACATGCTCAACCAGGGCTGGGGCAACGCGTTGCAGTCGGGCACCAATATCGGGTTACAGGCGGGACAGCAGGGGTTGGCGGCGTCCAGCGCCCTGGCGCAGCAGGGCTATGGTAGCGCCAATGCCCTGGCGCAGCAGGGGTATGGTAGCGCGACCGCGCTCAACAACGCGCTGGGGCAGGGCTACGGCGCCAGCCAGACGGGGGCGCGGGACATGGCCAATATCAACCTCCAGGCGGGCCTCACGGCGGCGCAGCAACTGCCGGGGGCGCTGTCCGGGCAGCAGGCCGCCTCGCTTGGGCAGATCAACGCGCTCAATCAGGCGGGCACGTTACAGCAGCAGTATCAGCAGAACATCCTGAATTCACAACAGGCGGCGTTCGCCCAGCAGCAGGCGTTCCCGTATCAACAGATCCAGACCTTGCTGGGCGCGGTCAGCGGCATTCCTTACAGCACCAGCAATACCGGCTCGTTCAGCCAGGATATGGCTTCAGATCCCTTCGGACAGGTGATCGGCGGCGTGGCGACGACGGGCGGTCTGCTCGGCAACACCGGTAGTCTGATCGACAGTCTCACCGGCACGAACAAGAACGCCGTGAAGAGTGCCAGCATCGCATGAACAGGGACACATCGGATGGCTGACGGAGGTATCACCGAAGCCGCTCTGCTCGCGGCGGCGGCCGATACGGCGGCGACGGCCGGAACAGCGGCGGCCGGAACGGCGGCGGCTGCGACAGCGGCGGATCTGGCCGCGACGGCGGCGGCAGGGACAGCGGCGGCAGGGACAGCGGCGGCCACGGCGCCGGAGATCGCGGCGGCGACCCTGCCCGAGGTAGCGGCGGCCACGGCGCCGACCGACCTCCTGACGCTCTCGAGCGCGGCGGAGCCGGCGCTGGCGGCGGACGCGGGGATATCAGCCAATGCCTCTGGACCCTTGCTCGGCCCCACCGTGCAGGGCGCTACCCTGGACACCGTTCCGTCCAGTTTGCTCGGTAAGCTGGGGGCGTGGTGGGACACCGCCTCGACCGGCGAAAAACTCTCGGCCGGCGGCAAGCTGCTGAGCGCCGGCACCACGGCCTCCACGGCGGCCAAGGCGGCCGCGCCATCGGCATCGGCGGGTCCAAAGCAAACCTTTGTCGCCGGCGCCGTGGGCAAGCCACAGGGCGGTGAGAGGCAACTCGCGGCCATCGTGGACGCCTTGCTCAGACGGCAGGAGGCGTATCAGCAGGGGCAACTGAGCGGTGCCCCGGTCACATATCGCCCACGCGGGCTGTTAGGGTAGGCCATGGCGGACACCGACACCCAGATCCCGAACACCGCCGACGCGATCGCCGATCTTCAGCGACAACTGAGGCAGCCGGCGCCAACCATACCAACCGGCACGCCGGACGATGGCACGTCACCGAGTTGGACCGGCCTGCTGGGTCGCGTGCTGGGTGGCGCGCCGGCTGGCTATCAGCTGCGCGGCGGCGAGGCGGACGCGGCGGGCAATCGCGCGCTGCTGAACTTCGGCATCAACATGCTGCTGGCTTCGGGACCGCACGCGGTGCGCCCCAACGTGCTCAGTTCGTTGGCGACCGGATTGCAAGGCGCGCAAGAGTCGGTCGGCCAGGACCAGCGGTCGGCGGCCGCGCTGGCCGCAGCGCAGTATCAGGCGGCCAGGGAAGCGCGGCAGGATCAACTCGCGCGGATCAAGGAAGCGATTCCGCTGCTGCAATTGCAGGCGAACCAACGGGCGGTCGCCGGAGTGCCTTACACGGTGGGCGGCGGTGGAAAACCCGGAACGCCCCCGCCGGGAACCAGCATCGCGACCGGCGGCTCGATCGCGGTGCCCCCTGAATTGTTGCCGATCTATCAGGAGGCGTCGGCGCGCACCGGCATCCCGGTCGACGTGTTGATCGCGCAAGGTAAGCAGGAAAGCGGGTTCAATCCCAACGCGGTCGGCGGCGCCGGAGAAATCGGCCTGCATCAGATCAAGCCGTCCACCGCGAAAGATCCAGGCTTCGGCATGACCGGCATCGATCCGGCGACACTGAAAGACCCGCGCGTCAACATCAACTTCGCCGCCGACTACCTCAAGGCACGCGGCGGCCCGCGCACCGACTTTTCCGATCCGGCGACGGTGAACGCGGCGCTGAAGAACTACAACGGCGGCGGCGACCCGAACTATGTCGCCAACGTCAATCGCTATCGCCCTGGCGCATTGACGGCTGTTACCGGGGCGGCCGCGCCACCAGCCGCCGCTCCTGGCGTCCCAGTGCCACCAGCCGCTCTGGGCGGCGATTCCAGAGCGCCGATTCAGATGCCGCCGCCCGTTCAGGTGGCCGGGCCGGGCGCCGGCAGCGCGCCTTCCGCGCCGCCTCCAGGGCCAACCACGCAGGCAGCCGCGCCTCCGGACGTGCCATGGCTGCCCGGTCAGGTGGGGCCGGCCACCGGGCCGCTGGCGCCTCCTGGGCAGGGGACAATCCCGGCGGCGTCTCCAGACCCCGCCATGGCGCCCCCGGCACCCGGCTCGGGGCCGCCCGTATTCCGCTACACCCCATCGCAGATCCCGCCCGGCCTGATCCCGCCGGGAACGTTCACCCCGGAGCAGCAGCAGGCGGTGAAGACGATCCAGGACGCCTACGTGCACGAGCGACAGGCGGCCCTGACGCCGGCCGACGTGCAGAGGGCCGAAAGCAACTTCGGCACCAACATGACCAAGGTGCTGGGGTCACAGACCGACGCGGCCAAAGTGGCGACCGACGCGCTGCTTAAATTCCACGAGGCGGATTTCAGGCAGCAGCAGGACACCCACGCCAAGATGCTGGATGACTACCTGAAACAGCAGCAGGCGGATCAGGCGCAACGCTATAAACTGGCCGAGATCACCGCGACAGGCGAGCAGTCACGTCTTAGCAATGACAAGGCGACCATCAATTCCAGAAATGAGAAAACGCTGACCGCGCTTGATACTGAGGCAAACGCCGCGCGCGGCTCGATCAGCGAACTGGATGGTCTGAAGGCGTTGTCTGACAACGTGAAACAACCCAACGTCTGGGCTACCGTCCCGTGGGGAGACACCACGGTTCTGAACCGAATGGCGCAGGCTGGTCTGGCGGATAAAGGTGAAGCCGGGGCCACGCAAATGCTGCAGACCGGTATTTCCAGTGTGATCAAATCGCTGCGGCAGGGCATGGCGATGGGGTCGTTGTCGGATCGCGATCTCAACTTCATTCAGGGCATGGGTCCAAATCTTTATCAGGACCAGACTACCCGTTCCGCCGTCATCGGATATCTGAAGCAGGCGCAACAGGCGAAAATTCGTTTCAATGTCGAGGTTAACAAGGAGATGTCCCGGCCAGGAACGAACATGGCAGATGCGATAGACAGAGCGCAGCAGACCATGGAAACAAAATACCCGATCGTGCCGAAGATTGCTCAGGATCTCTGGGATCATCGCAATGATCCCGATCCCGGATGGGCACAACGGCGCCGGGAATGGGCGGCGGATAACAACATAGGCGTCGGCACGCTGTATCGATCCCCCGGCGGCGGCCTGCAACTGGTGAAATGAAATGGCTGATGATTTTGATCCCGTCGCCAGTTCAGTGCCATTCGGTCCCTCTGGTGAGACGGCCCCCTCCGATACACCGGCCACTGATCCGCTCGCGCGCAGTGTGCCGCTCGGCGTCTTGTCCACATCCTACGACAAGGTGCCCAGCAACGATCATGGCCCCGGCGTCATCAGCGACGTGGGACGCGGCCTTGGCCTTGGCACGCGGAACGCGGTCGAGGGGATGACCAGCCTGCCAGCGGCGGCGGTGGATGCCATGACGTGGCCGGGGCGGTGGCTCGGGAACACGTTTGGAGACCCCAACACACCCCGGATCGAGGCGCCATCGACCATGCTCGACCGGGGCGTGACCGCGCTCGGTGTGCCGGAGGCGCGAACGTCGGAGGAAAAGCGGAACGCTGAAATCATCCGTGGCGGGAGCGCCATGCTCACACCCATGGGGGTTGGCACCGCCGCGCCGGGGTTCGTGGCCAGAGCGCCCACGCTGGTGCGCCCAATGATTGGCTCCGCTCCCGTGACATCCGCTCCGCTCGCGGCGACCCAGGTAGTGGCTGGTGGCGCGGGGGCCGGAGCCGGAGAGGCCGCCGCATCGTCACCCTTCGTGCCCGATTGGGCGAAACCCGCCGCTCGGCTCACCGGAAACATCATCGGCGCTGGCGGCGTGTCGGCTCTCAGTGATGCGGCCGGCGTATTGCGGAATATGTATGAGGGCGTGAAAACGCCGGTCGCCGAGGCGCTCGATCGACTGCTTATCAGGCCGCGTTCCATGGGCGCGGTAACCGACCGTCCCGAAGTGCAACGCGCTGAAGCGACCTATTCTGGCACTGGCAGCAATCTGCAGCCGGCGCAGCAAGGAATGGTGGATGATTTCGGCCGCGCCGTGGACGATACGGCGCATCTGTTGTCACCGCCCGGTCAACCGCCGATCAGAACGATGCAGGACGCCGGCACGGTGGCGCAGAACGAAGCCTATAACTGGATCAAGAATACATTCCCCGCGAAGCAGCAGGCGGTCTGGGACCCTCTCAATCAACGTATGGCCGGGGCGTCGGTTGATCCGGCGCCTTACCGGAAGGCGCTTGAATACGCCGCCTCGCCACCCGCCCTCGCAAGCCTGCCTGAAAATCAGCGGGCCTTCGCATCGGCGCAGGCCAGGAAGTGGCTGGACGCGTTGAACACCGATGTTCCGTCCGGCAAGACATTGACCTGGGAGCAGGCGCAGGCACTCAAAAGCCAGATTGGTGACGCGATGGGCACGACCGATATCACCGGCAACATGAGCGCGTCGCAACTCAAGGGGATCTATGGCGGTCTCGCGGAAGGAATGAAGGACACCGCGAACCAACATGGTCAGGGAGGTTTGTTCAACGCGGCCAATCAGGTCACGATCGATGGGCACCAGTTCATCGATGGCACACTTTCCAGGATCATTCAGCGGAACAATCAGGGCCAGGAAACCATGCGCCCGGATGACGTGGCGCGCACGCTTTTGCGTGACAATACCGCGCAACAGCAACTACGCGATCAACTACCGGTGGCGGCTGACGCGATCGCGGCGGCGAAATTGCGAGACATGCAGATGGCGAAACCATCCCAGCAAGGAGACGTATCCACCGGAACGTTCCTGACCAATGCGAGAGCGCAAATGCGGGACGATCCCGAAGGGACGCGCGCTTTGTTCAGCGATCCTCTTGTTTCTCAGAAACTGGATGATCTGGTGACGGTCGCTGATCAACTCAGATCGGTCGAGAAGAACATGAACACATCGAAAACAGCGCCGACCAGCCGATTGATGGAAATGGCCCCGAGGGCCATAATGGCCGCTACCATGGGCGGCCCGAAAGCTGGCGCGGGGATGTTGGGAGCCGACGTTTTGTGGCCTTCGCTCGTGCGTCGTGGTCTTACCAGCCCCTTGGGCATCAAGGTAGCGTCCACGCCATCCGGGCCGCGTTTGCCAATCGAGAACCCCCGCGTGGCGGGGTTGCTTGGTTTCCTGGCCAATCAGCGGTAATCAAAACAGGAAGAGCGCGAGGGGGGCAATCCAGATCCCGAAAGAGATCACGCAGGCCAGGGTAAGCCGGTCACCCGCGCGTAACTTTCTCACAACCTCGATACCGCTGACCGCGAACCACACCAACAAGCAGAACAGAAGAGCTAACGCCCAACCCAGGTACCACATCAGCGAAAACGCGGTCGCCAGCCCGGTAAAATCGATCATCACGCGCCTCCCCCAATCTGTTTTCCGCGCCAGTCTCCCCCAGCGAGCCATTCACGACCCTCGTTCAAGTTTTCATCCAGACCATAATCAAGCATCGGCGGATAATCGGGCACGGAGGCCATCTCTACCGGCTCATCCACGTTAATCGCCATCCAGCGTTCAAGGGCGAGTTCACGCTCTCGTGCCGCCCGCCCGGAATTTTTGCGTATCGGTTTTCTACGCGGTGTCTGCCGGGGCTGTTTTTTCTTCATGATGTGATCGCGCTCCCTTCTTTCATAAGCAATCTTTCTCGCATCCGCGCGAGGCGGGCGCGCTCATTAACGCTCTGTGGCCAGCCTCACGCCCGCCCTCGCCAGACTCGTCGCCGGTCGCTCCGGCGGGCGTAATTCCGGCCCCCTCTGAAGACAGAGAAAGAGCGAATAAAACGTCTAACAAAATCAATACCTTCCAGCCGCAAAGGGGACATGAGCCATGTCCTCAATAGGGGACATGAGCTATGTCCTCTATCTGTCCGTTGTCAGGACACGAAAATCCGTATATGGGATTTCTGAGTCCATGGGAAGGCTGAAAATGACCTCTATACGTGACACGGCGAACACCCCATCCGGTCCTCGCTTCACCAAGATCTATGATCGGGGGTTCACCCGGCTGAAAGAGTTGATCAGCCTTCGGGGCGGCGCGGCAACGGCTCGGGTCTGGGTGTTCCTGACTGAGCACTGCGGCCATGATAATGCGCTCTGCTGTACGATCGACCTGATCGCGGAGGAACTGGACCTACATCAGAGGACCATCCGGCGAGCGATCAAATATCTGGCGGAGAGCAACGCGATCGTCGTCGCCAAAGTCGGCACCGCGAACGCCTACATCCTGAATTGTGATGAGGTCTGGAAGACCTACGAGGAACATAAGCGGTTTTGCGGGTTTCGCACGCGCACACTGCTTGGCTTTAAGGAAAATGCGGGGCTTCGGAAGCGGCTGACGCACATGCTGGGCGAGCCGAAGACGGGCGACCTGTTCGCGGACGCGGCGGAATAACTCACGCCTTGCTCTATCAGCGCGCCACCGCTTCGATCGCCAGCCACACCACGCCGATCAGCAGCAGCCACGCCAGCATGGCGGTCAGGAACAGCTGGAGCGCCTCCATCCAGCCGGGGTGACGGCGGCGGGTCACTCCGGCTCCGGCGGCGTTCTCATCGCCCGACACCTTCGACCGCCACGCGTTCAGCGATCTCGGCACCGCTCAGCATCCGCGTGGCCCCCTCAAGTCGCTCGGCTTCCTCGGCCAGTTCGTCGAGCCGCTCGATCGCCAGTTCCACACCGTAAGCATCGCACGGCACGTCACGACGCGCGCGAAACTTTTGCCGCGTCCGCATCCACAACGCGAGATTGCGTAGTTCCTCAGACAGCATGTGGACATTCTCCATCACGTCAGTATGATCGGGCATCTTCGTTGGCGGGAGAGAGAACGAACGGGGACGCGATCCGCCAGAAGCCGCCCCGGCCACTCGTCGGTTAATCAGGATGGACCCCAATTCCAGTAGACGAGCGGGGGTGACAGCCGGAGAGACGGCACCTGCTTCACCCATCGTCACGCGCCTCCTGTTTCAGCCAGACCGCCTCGCACTCGCGACACGCCCACGCGCGACCCTCTTCGGGCACGGGATACCGCGCGACGGTGAATGGCTGCTTGCAAAAGTCGCACGCTTTGGGGATGCCGCCACGATTGACGATCAGCATCTCCAAGCAGGCGCGGGCATACTCATCGCCATACTCATCGCTCATCGCGCGCCTCCTGTTTCAGCCGCTCGATCGCGGCCGTGGCGTCGTAAAGGATGGCGGCTGGCGGCGGCTCGATGTGTCGCCGGCACCATGAAGTAAGAACCTCCACACGCAGAATGTCGTCGGCGCGACGGTCCCAGGGGTCGACGGTGTCGTAATACCCGGCGGCGCCCTGGACCCGTGAGGGGCGATCCGCGCTCATGCCACCCTCTCGATCACGCGGTGCCTGTCCGCCAGCACCTCCTCGGCGCACAGACCGCACGTGACCTCGAGCACGCCCGCGCCATCGCAAACCTCGCATCGAACACCGCCGGCCGGATCGTTGCCGTGGAACGCCACGCCATCCTCGCAGCGAGGGCACTCGCTATGTGTGGTTGACGACGGAGACAGTCCGTTACAGGCTGCCTCATTGGGCCACGCGCGCGGTTGTGGCGAAAGCGCGCAATCATTATACGCGCGGTCAAGTATTGGCGCACAATTAAAGCGAGTCCTGGCGCGTTTTACCTCTTGCTTCGGTAGTATTGCCTGGTAAAATTCGCCATTCGCGCCAGCGACGCCGTGGGCACCGTGCGTGTCGCCAAGTAAATCCGCATCAAACCGGGAGTCGTCGAAATGCGCCTTGTTGAGCATGATAGCCTCCGTGTGTCTGGAGGCCACCTTATGCAGAATTTCTGCATCAGTCAATATGGCGATGCAGACTCTCTGCATCTTTTTTTCACCGACCGTGAACCGCCGGGATATCAGCCTGTCTTATTGATCCTGCGGAAGCTCGGCCAACCCCTGCCTATTGATCCGCCTGCGATGCCTGATCCGCGCGCCATATTGCCTTCGCCAATCCCGAAGGCGCCTCTGAAACAATCCCGCGCAAAATCCACTCCGTTGAAACCCCGTAGCGGTCGAAAAAGCATTTCATGAACCAATGGGCGGGATAATGGTCGCCGCGTAACCAGTTCCCCAGCTTCGTCGGAGAAATGCCCAGTTCCCGCGCGACCTCCGCCTGGGTCTCGCCAATCGCCTCGATCGCGACCCGCAGCCGGCGACCTATCTCGACCTTATAAATAACCTCGTCACTCATGGCCGGGAATATGGGACGGAATGTAGATTCCCTGCAAGACAGGAAATGGATGGGTTGACCGTATGCAGCAGTCCTGCATACTCAGGTCATGCCAGATTATGACGCCCCCCTGACCAAGGTTCTTCAGAAGATCGGCCCCAGTCGGTTGGCTGAACATCTGGGGATCGTCCCCTCCGCCGTCACCCAGTGGCGGCGGGTGCCCGCCAGACACGTCCCGCGCGTGGCCGCGCTCACTGGCATCCCCGGATGTGAAATCCGTCCGGACATGTATCCGTGCGAGGAAACCGAGACCGCGTGAACCAAGGGAGGCGGGAGATGTGGACAGTATCGTGGCAGGATTTTCGCCGGCACGCGTTCGGCGACCCGATGCCGCCGATCGAGCGCGAGACGTTCGAAACGAAGGAGGCGGCCGACCGGCGAAAGACCGAGTTGAAATTGTCTCGTGTCGTGGTCTGCGTGACGCCGCTGGTGATCCAGCGCAGCCGACAAAAACCCGTGCTCGACGACGAGGGGCCGATCTTCAACGCGGGATGGAAACTGGCGAAGTGAGCGAACAGCCAGCCGTGGTCATTAATTTTCCGCGCCCCACATCAGCCAACCGCATGTTCTCGCGGCAGGTGACGCGGCGCGGCCACCGCGATCTGACACCGGAATACAAAGCGTGGCGCGACGAAGCGGGATGGGCGGTGAAGATGCAAATCGTCGGGCTTGAGACCATTACCAGCCGCTTCAACATCGTCATCGAGGTGCCTCGCTCACGCATGGACCTGGACAATCACTTAAAACCAATCCTCGACCTCGCTACCAACATGAAGATCATTTCCGATGACAGGAACTGCGTCGGAATCAGTATCACGCCGGCCGACAGAACCGACTGCATGGCGGCGTTCTGGCCGCTCGCCGAAGCGGGCGTGGTGACGGCACGCACGAGGCCACGCGCGCGGCCGGTGATGCACAGGGCCGCTCCGAAGCGGCGGGCGCTGACGTGGAAGATGCCGGCATGAAGTTGATCCACGCCATCGCGCACCTGTTCGGCTGGAACACCGGGCGCGTCGTATCGGCCTCCGACCGGCGGCAAAATCTCTGGATGGCCTTTCGCTGCTCGACTTGCGGCCGCGTTAGCCACAAGGCGCTGAACTCGTTCTGCCACCCAGAGCCCGATGATGAGGACTTCAGGGAATGACCGGTCACTGGATCGCCTGGATCGACATGCCGCCTGCTCAGAAGAGCGAGGCCAGTCGCCGCGCCGGCCATCATGAACTGATCGACCGCGAGCAACGCAAGATCATCGAGGCCGCGCTAAAGGCGTGGGATCGAACGCCTGAGATGTCCAGGAAATGGAAGTCCGCGACATTCTCCTTCGCGCCTGAGCGCCCATGAACGCGCGGGAGAAGGTGTGGGGCTGGATCGTAGCGCATAGCCAGGGCGGCCCAGAGGGGAGCCTGCATGCCTCGCCGCGCCAGATCGCCGAGGCGACCGGAATTGGCCATGAGTGGGTCAAAACCATCCTGGAACAATGGCGCGACGAAGGCTGTCTGACACGGATTGATTCTAAACGATATCGCATCAACGAAGCGCCGAAACTGGATGGCATCACGCGGAACCCGGAATGGTCGGAGGAGGCGCGCCTGCGACTGGCCGAATTGTCGGCGCGCGGGCTGACGCTCTCGGAGATGGCGCGCGAGCTGAAATCGACGGTCAGCGCCATCGCCGGGCAACGTAAACGCATGAAGCTACCGAAGCGGCCCTCACCGATCCGGGGACGGAACGAGGACGCGACGAGATGACCCGGCAGATGGAATTGTTCGTATCCACACGCTCAGCGCGGACAGCACCAACGCAAGAAGCGACAGGAACAAAGCCGCCCAACACTGCCAACCTTCGCCCATCGCCCGAACCCTTCGATTTCGCCGCCGCCATCCTCGCTGATCCGCGCGCCGTGCCACAGCCCGACGTGCCAGTGCCGGACTGGCTCAGGCTTCCTGGCGTTGATCCTCCAGCGAATGCTCGATCAGCAAGCGGATCGCCTTCGACCGATTCGGAACGTCCTCCTGACGTCCCCGCCACGCGTCCACCTTACGCACGAGACTCGGTGAAATGACGAGTTGCATCCTCAGCGTTTTGGGTGCCGCCGGGCGGGCTGCTGGCTCATCCATGGGTTCAATCTTTCTGCTCATGGGACGCCATCTACCACACATCCGCGTTGACATGCAACAGGTGTGTAGTGTAATCATGGTGTGGATTAAACATAAAGGACGCACCACATGAACGAAATCCGCCCGCCAACCGGCTATCGCGTGGAGGTCGCCCTCAGCGCATGGCACGCGGCCCGCGAACGGCTGCTGGCCGAAGACCCCGCGCTTGAGCATGACGAGGCCATGCTGGTTGAACTTCTCGGCCCCGAGGAAGGCGAGCTCGGGGAGATCCTGGCCCGCCTCGTGCGCGGCGCGGTGCACGCGGAGTCCATGGCCGACGCCGCCGCCGAACGGATCGAAGCCATGCGGGAGCGCGCGGGCCGGTTCAAGAACCGCGCACAGACCATGCGGGCAACAGCCTTCGCCGTCATGGACAGCACCGGGCTCAGGAAGCTGGAACTGGAGGATGTCACCGCATCCGTTCGCCAAGGCACACCCTCGGTCAAAGTCACTGATCTCGACGCCGTGCCCGAGATCTACGTTGAAACCGTGGTCACCCGGCAACCCGACAAACGCACCATCCTGGCCGTGATGAAAGAGGGCGTTGCCGTCCCCGGCTGCGAACTCACCAACGCAGCGCCAACAATCGCACTGAGGACCCGCTGATGGTCCGCCCCCGCGACATGACCGTCGAGCAACGTTTCGCCATGCAATGGATGCCTGAGCCAAACTCAGGTTGCTGGCTGTGGCGCGGAACCATGTCCGACGTCGGTTATGGGAAACTTTATGCGTTCGGGCAGACCAAAGCCTCAGCGCACCGCGTTTCCTACCAACTTCACGTTGGCGCCATCCCCGACGGTATGATGGTGCTGCACCATTGCGACGTCAGGCTGTGCGTTAATCCAACCCATTTGTTCCTTGGGACCGCTGACGACAACACCAAAGACATGCTTAGTAAAGGCAGGCACCGGACAAATCCTAACCGTGGCGCGGCCAATCACAACGCCAAATTAACTGACGACGACGTGAAAATGATCAAGGCCAGCGCTGAAAACGGCGTTGTTCTGGCTCGTCAACTGAACGTCACTCCCCGCGTAATTTATTTGGTCCGGCACGGCCAGACCTGGAGCCACATCCCATGAATGCGATCACGACAACCGGCGGCAACGGCTCCGGCCTGATCCCGCAGAACCTCACCGACGCCATGCGTCTCGCGGAGATGATGGCGAGAGGCAAGATGGTGCCAGAGCATCTCCGCAATCCGTCCGACATGCTCATGGTGATCGAGCAGGCCTGCCGTTGGGGCATGTCGCCTTTTGCCGTCGCACAATGCACGGCGATCGTGCGCGGACGCATCAGCTACGAGGGGAAACTGGTTTCCGCCGCCATAAACGCCAGCGGCGTCCTCCAAGGGCGGCTCGATTACGAGTTCAGCGGCGAGGACGCGACCAGGGCCGTCACGGCGCGCGGCATCATGCGCGGCGAGGACAAGCCACGCGAGGTCGTCGTCACGCTCGCCAGCGCCAGGACCGACAACGAACACTGGAAGAAGAGCCCCGACCAAATGTTGACGTATCACGCGGCGCGGGTCTGGGCTCGCAGACACGCCCCCGAGGTGATGCTGGGCGTGTATTCGCCGGAGGAGTTCGACGCCCAGACCGTCCGCGACACGTTCCGGGGCACCACGCTCGACGCCGCGCCCGCAACGCACGATCCGGCGCCACCCGAACGCCAAACGGTGCAGCACGCCGCCGGCACGCCCGATCCGGTCGCCGTGGTCGTCGAGCAACCCAAACGCCCAACACAAGGCCAGTTCGTGGACGCGGTCGGGCTGGAACTGGCCGCCTGCGAGGGCGGCGAGGAAGTGGACGCCATACTGGCGAGGAGTGACGTCCAACTGGCCCTGGACCGCTTCGGTCCCGCCGCCAAGGACCGGCTGAACCATATCATCTCGGAGGCAATCCGCCGCACCGCCGCCACTGAGACTTCCGCGCCAGAGGACGATGGCGTTTTCGCCGACCCCGCGACCGATCCGTTCCGCGAGCCGGCGCCAGCATAACCGGGGAGCGCCATGTCTGACGCGCCACCGTCATTCCTTCCAACCGACGTAGCCCTACCCTACGGCCTCGGACCAGACGGCAAGCTGGTCCCGGTCAGCGACGTGCCGCGAGGCCTCGCGTGCGACTGCATATGCCCCGGATGCCGACGACCACTCGTCGCCAAACAGGGCCTCATCATACGTCACCACTTCGCCCATCTCGCCGACAGCATCTGCACCACCGGCTTCGAGAGCATGGTGCACCTCCTCGCCAAGGAACTGATCGAAAAACACGGGGTCATCATGATCCCAGGCGTATACGTCACGGTCGGAAATACGTTCCGACACGTGGCAGACCCGCGCGACCTCGCACTGACCGATATCCGCCTCGAGCAATGGATCGATGGGCTGCGGCCCGACATCGTCGCCAACTTCGAGGGTCACGACCTCATCATCGAGGTCGCCGTCACCCACAAAGCCGACGAAGACAAAATCGAGAAACTACGGCAACGAGCCGCACCAGCCATGGAGATCGACCTCGGCTCATTCCATCGCCGGGAAGTCACCGAGGAAACCATCTGGCAGGCGATCTTCAGAGAAGCGCCGCGCCACTGGCTGTTCAACAGACTCGAACAAGCCGCGCGAGCAGAGGCCGCCGTGACCGAAGCGGCACGCCTCAAAGCCGAACAAGACCTCGAGGCCGCCATGGCCGGCGAACGGGCCAAACTCATGACGCAATGGGCGCTATGGGAAGAACAACAGCAGGCCGAGCGACAGGTCACCGCCAGGAAAGAGCAGGAGACGAACGCCGCCAAGACACGGGCCATCGGCAGAGCCAGGGCCATGGTCGTCTCGGTCGCCAAAGCACACTTCAACGATGATACGGTCGCCGAACTCTGGACCGAGCAACGCGTCAGCCAATGGCGAAACCAGGGAGGCTTCGAAGGCGACACACCGAACCTCGGAGAATTCTGCGCCTGGGCCGCCAGCCTGATCCGCGAGAAAGAGGGAAAACTGGCCCAGATCAATGAAGCCAGACAGGTTGCCCGTGACGCGCTACGGCGCGCCGCCATGGCAAAACTCGGGCGAGCCGATCTGGCCGAACTCTGGATGACCACGACAAACCCGAGGATAGGCTTCCGCCGACCGATCGACGTCGTGCTTGAAGATCGCGGCGACGCATTGTGCCGACAGGCACTCGCCTGATGTCAAACCACCCTTCCTTCGCCGCCGAACTCGGCTACGCCGTCGCGCGGGAGTGGCTCACCCTGACGCTCGCCGATGTCGCGATACTGGCAAGATATTCCGACATCGATGAAGCCGCCCGACACGCCAGGGAAATGCGGGAATCCGCCGCCATCTGGCGACACACACGCGACCAGCTACGGCTGCGTATCCGCGAACTGACCACGGCCAACGCCCGCGCCCGCCTGCCGTGGAACGCCATCATGGCGCAGGCCCACGACATCAACCAATCACAAACCCTGGATGAGCCGGAGGTCACCGCGATCGTAACGGAGACGATCTACGACACCCTGCCCGACGCCAGGAGGAGGGGACATGGCCCATGACGACGGCGAAAAAACACGCCGCGAAAAGATCCGACAGGCCTACGAAAGCGGCGGGACAAAGCCACCTCCCGAACCCCAGAAAGGCGTCAACCGCATCCTGACCGGCGCCGAGTTCATCGCCAGCCATGTGCCGCCGGTATGGCTTATCGATGGCATCGTCCAACGCGGACGCCTCTACGCATGCACCTCACTCACCGGACACGGCAAAACCGCCGTCTGGCTGTTCAACGCCTGCATGATCCACGCCGGCCGATCAATCGGCAACCTCGGCACGTTCCTGGGTAACGTCCTCATCCTGGCCGGCGAAAATCCCGCCGACCTCGAAGCCCGCATGATCGGCATGGCAAAAGCCTGCAAAATCCCACTCAACCAACTGCCCTACGTGCTCCCCGGAGCGTTCCCGTTCGCCGAGGAGGAGGTCGAGGCACTGCGGAAAGCCATCACCGGCCTCGGCATCGATCTCGCCCTCATCATCGGTGATACCGCTTCCAGCTTCTTCCCCGGCGACGATGAGAACTCCAACGTGCAGGCCGGAGGCTACGCCAGGACGCTGCGAACCCTGCACGACTGCCCAGGCAACCCCGCCGTCGTCGCCCTCTCACACCCCGTCAAGGGCGCCGCGCGCGGCAACCTGCTGCCACGGGGCGGCGGCGCGTTCCTGAACGAACTGGACGGCAACCTCGTGCTCTGGTCCGACGAACAAGGCGAAGTCACCGAACTGCACTGGTGCGGCAAAATCCGGGGGCCGGACTTCTCCCCCCTCGGCTACCGCCTACGCAAAGTGGAAACCGGACTGATCGACGAAAACGACCGGCCCGAGATGACCATCATCGCCGAACCCATGTCCGAGGAAGCCGTCGCCGACCACGGCAAACAGACTCTCGCGAACGAAGACGTCGTCCTGTGGGCGCTTAACACATACCCAGACTGGTCATACGCCCAGATCTGCCGACACGCCGGATGGATCGACGACAACGACCAACCCCTGAAATGGCGCGTGCAACGGGCTATTTCCACGCTTTCCGAGGACAAACTGATCGTCCGCATCCGCAAGGGAGCGCAGTGGACACTTACCGAAAAAGGCGAGAAAGTAGTCGAGAAGCTCAACTACAGGTGGTGAGTCGCAGACAGATATATACTCACCAGGGAAAACCAAATCGTATCATCCATTCTGCTACGGCAACGGATCGTATCTTTTGCTACCGTAACGATGCTACGGTCTGCTACGATTTCCGAATTATCCAACAAAAACAAAAATTTAGCCCGTAGCAAGGCCGGATACGAACGGGGGGGTTTCGACCCCTCCGTATCCGTAGCGTAGCATCCATTCTCTATAGAGAGCTACGCTGCTACGGTGTTGACGAAAGTCAAATGCGGGATTGGTGTCCGGCCACAAAAAAAACCGCCGCCAAGGGGGGAGGGCGGCGGCGGTCGGAGTGGATCGTGGTGACAGTCGCGAGGAGCGACGGACAGAGACTATGGCGCGTCATCACGCTCGTCGAGGGCCGCAATCGCTTCAATCGCGGCCCTGGCGATCCGAAAAGCTGAATCGCGCAACGGCCCGCGCAGTTCGTCCCATGGCACCGGGACACCTTGATCGAGGTGTGGATTAAGGGCGTAAATCGCCTTGGCCACTCGCTCCGAGGCTTTCATGGCTCCCGATCCCTCAGCGGCGGAGCGGGATGCGTGTGGTGATACGCGGCAAGATCCTCGAGCCACGCCAGCAGCGCCGGAGGAACGGGGCTACGACCCAGGCCCCAGTTGCGGGTGGTGGAGGGGGAGGTCCGTAGTTCGACGGCCAGGGTGCCGTAGGTCCAGCGGATGGCCTTCAGAGCGGCCGCCAGACGGGCGCCAGGGGATAACGGACGCGGAAGTGAGTGGCTGACAGCCTCGGGAACGGCGGTGGCCGTGACAGGCTCCGGAGACGGCTCAAGGGCCTGATGCGCGGGGATCAGGGGGCGGAGAGGGCTGCCGCTCATGACTCCTCCACCTCGGCGACCGGACGGTAGTCACCAATGTGGCGACACTCGGCGATCACCCGATCAATCATCTCCTGGTCCTGACCATCCTCGATGGCAGGGAGGCCATCGGGTGCCACATACAGGTGGTAGCCGCCGTCAGTGTCGCGGATCGGTGAACCCCGCTCCCAGGCCACGGACGCTTTCGATCCGTCAGCGTCGCGATCAATGGCAGCGCAGGCCGCCTCCGGCGTCTCACAGGTCGCGTCGCCCCAGATGAAGCCGCTGTTATGCTCGATCGCGATGTAACGGGTGTTCGTCGTGGTCATGTCAGGTGTCCTCGGTTGAATGATGGGGGCGTGTCAGGCGGTCAATTTGTCGGCGCGGATGACCGAGCACATGGAATACGTGCCATGCGGCTTGCAGCACTCCACACCATTGTCCGCGATATAGATGCCGCGCTTTTTAACCTCGCCATGCTCTTCAATCGTGATCGTCTTCTCCGTCCGGCTGATGATTTTGAAGCTGTAGACAGTGTCCCAGTCGCATGACGAGCGATCGTAATACGTCCGGCCAATCTCAAAACGCGCGCCGGTCGCTACACGCGTCGCACGCTCAACGGCATATTCCGCTTTCGATGCCATTTGCTTCCGCCGCGCTTCAAACCAGTCGCGCACGTTGGCTTCGCGCTCGGCCTCGGTGCGGTAGGAGTGGAACGCCACCGATTTGGTCTGCTTGCCGTAGTAGATGATGGCGTTCAGCCGGCCGGACTTCTCGCCAGCGTAAAGGTAAGCAACCGCGTCGGATTGCTTGTCGGTGACCTTGAGCGAACCGGATGGAATGTAGCGAGTGCGAATGAGGCGGGGCATGGGAAATGGTCCTCGTGTGATGGGGCGTGGGGCGTGGGGCGTGGGGTCAGGCGGCCAGTAGCGTGTAGACCGTCCGGTAATACCGGCATTGACCCTCACCGCCGCGATAACCGTTGCCCAGGTGAAGCACCTCGTTCTCGGTCTCGGTGTTGGTTAGCTTGCTGCCAGCGAGCGCACGAGCCATGCGGTAAGGAACGGTGCCTCTGAAGGCGAAATACTCAACGCGGTAAGTCCCCGGCTGACACTCGGCGGCAATCGCTTCATCGGGTGTGATGACCAGCGTGTCCGTCTGGATTTGCTTCGCTTTACCCCGGAGCCAGTTCAATTCGTTGGTCATGTGCTGTGTTCCTGTGTTGATGACATCGATATACGAAATGGCGTGATGTTCGTCAATGGGTTTTTATCATGAATATTTTCGATGAAACGGGCGATTTTCATCGAGGGATTGACAGATCGGCGGCGTCTCGCTGTCATGAAACACATAATCATGGCATGGGATTTGTCTCACGTGTCTGTTAGCACGTCCGAACAAGCACGAACGCCACGAAAGCTGCCTTCGACGGCGTGGAAGCCAGGACAATCAGGCAATCCGTTGCCGCGCAGCGCGTGGAAACCCGGTCAATCGGGCAATCCCAACGGTCGGCCGAAGCCCGAGGTGGATATCGCGGCGCTCGCGCGTAAGCATGGACCACGTTGCATCGAAGTCGCGGCGCGGCTGCTCGGCAGTAAGGATGAGAAGATGCGGCTGGCGGCGGCCATCGCGCTACTCGACCGTGGGTTTGGGAGGCCGAAGCAGGAAATTGAGACGACGGGCAACGCTACCATTGAACTGCACTTAGTAGCCGCGCGGGTGATCTCGCAGGAGCTGCTGGCTTCGGCCGATGCGCCACCTGTCATCGAGCACGCGGCGGTGACGAGCGATACCGATGTGCCAACGGAATGAGTATGTCGCGACATTCCGCGAGCCATGCGCGAACGAAGCAGGAACAACTAACGCTCATACAAAACCATGCGACATCCGTAAACGACCGTTTGATCAGGTGGCCGCATGACTTATGCTACGGACACAGCGGTTATCCGCAGAAGCGTGACGACAGTGTTATGACAAAGCGCCGCTGTCTGGCTTGCTGGGCATGGTTCAGCGCCAACGGTCCGGACGTCACCGTGTGTCCCGCCTGCCGTGCCAGCGACGGCCGCCGAGGCCCCCCCACCAAGGCCGTCTGGTGATGGCACTGGCCCCCCTCCCAAATCCTGGCTTGAAATTCCCCAACACCGTTACGCAGTCGCAACTGCCATGACGCCGCCATGAACGAGAGCACGCAGCAGTTACTGGCTGGCATTCCCGACAAGCTCATTCGCGCTCTTCCTCCGGCCTTCATTGCGCTTCTCGTCCTCAACATCATGTTCATGGGCGCCCTTGCTTACTCTGTCAGCCACAACAGCGAGGCCAGGAACGCGTTGTTGAAGACGATCATCGAGCGTTGCCTGGACAAGCCTGGATGAACGACGCCCCGAGCACGCTTCCCTCTGACTGGGGCGAGCGGATCGCCAGAGCGGAGAACCCGTTCCACGTCGCGATCAGCAGGTATGCTCGGGCACCGGTTGCGTTTGTGAGGGAGGTGCTGCGCGTCGAGCCGGATGCATGGCAGTTGCAGGCGCTGCAGGCCCTCGCCAAAGGCCACACCCGTATCGCCATCAGAAGTGGTCATGGTGTTGGTAAGACGGCTTTCGCGGCGTGGGTTCTCACGTGGTATGCGAACACCCGCGCGCCATTCAAGATCGCCTGCACCGCGCCGACCAGTCCGCAGTTGTTTGACGCGTTGTGGCCCGAGACCATCAAGTGGTTCAATCTGTTGCCGAAAGGTTGGCGGGATCTCTGGAACATCACCAGTGATCACATAACGCTGCGTTCTGATCAGGAGTGTTTCATCACCGCCAGGACGAGCCGGGCCGACACGCCCGAGGCGATGGCTGGGCTGCACAGTGATCATGTGCTGCTGGTGGCTGATGAGGCCAGCGGCATACCCGAGGCGGTGTTCGAGGCGGCGGGTGGCAGCATGTCCTCCCCCGGTGCCGTAACGATACTCATTGGCAATCCGACACGATCGAGTGGTTTCTTCTGGAGATGTCACATGCTCGAAAGAGACAGGTGGCTAACCATGAAGGTATCATCAGCGGAAAGCAAGAGGGTATCACCCGGCTTTGTCGATGAAATAGCGAAACGATACGGTATCGACAGCAATGCCTACAGGGTAAGGGTGCTTGGTGAGTTTCCCCAGGCCGATGACAACACGCTGATTGGCGCCGATCTGGTCGATAGCGCGATGCGTCGGGACATTCCCATTGTCATGACCGAATCCGAAATATGGGGAATCGACGTGGCTCGCTTCGGCAGTGACGCCTCCGTCCTCATCAAGCGGCGTGGCAACGTGGTGACTGAGATGCCCAGGCGGTGGCGGCAGTTCGATACGATGCAACTCAGTGGCGCGATCAAAGCCGAATACGACCTCCAGACCATCAAGCCCGCGCTGATCGTGATTGATGTCATCGGCATTGGCAGCGGCGTTGTCGACCGCCTGCACGAGCAGAACCTGCCCATACTGGGGCTCAATGTCTCCGAGTCGGCGTCAACCACTGGCAAATACGCGAGGCTCAGAGACGAGTTGTGGGTCCGGACCAAGGAGTGGCTGGAGAGCAGGGCCTGCCGCCTCCCCCTCGATGATCAACTCAGGGATGATCTGGTGGCCCCACGCTACGCGTTCCTGAGTGATGGGCGGCTGCAGGTCGAGAGCAAGAACAGCATGCGAAGCCGAGGTCTGGCATCACCTGATGCCGCTGACGCTCTCATCCACACCTTTGCCCAGCAGGGCCTGGGGATTGGCAGTGGCATGACCAGTGGTTTGCATGACAGCCGGCCGTTTGGGATGGCCTTCCAGCCGGGGGAGTTCGTGTAGTCATGAGCATGACCGATGGTGAGATCAGGCGGTTGAAGGACTCCGTCGCGGACACGCGGCTCATGGTTAAGGGGCTGCATCGCGAGTTCAAGATTCTGGCGTTGGCTTTGGAGGCGTTGGAGCGGCGTTCGTACAAGCCCGGGCCGGCGACCATTGTCGTGCGGAACGCCGAGGGTTTGACGGATGATGAGGCGTTGTATGGCGTGAGGGCCGACGTATGACCGAGATTGATCCGGAGGCGGAATATCGGGAGGCATTGGCGGCGTTTCACGCGGCGGAGCGGCGGTTGCGGCGGGCGCGTGGCCGGTTGATCGCCTCGCGGGTTTGGTCGGTTGGGGCGACGGCATGAGCGATGAAACCCCGCCGGGCTTCTCTGTAACGAGAGATCATCTCGGCGATCTGATCTTTCAGATTGAAGAGATCCGATCGGCGGCGGCGTCGGCCAATGACGGGGGGGCATTCAACGCCGCGATCAAACGACGTGGCGGACAGATGTTGGATGAAATGGCGCGTGGGGGCCGGGCCGTGTCGATGTGGGACGTGCTCGAGCATATCGCCCCGGCTTTCGCGGCGGAGCGTCGTCAGAGCAGGCGTCGATTGAAGGCGTGGAAGCGTGAGCGGGACCGGTTGGCTGATGATGTGTCGCGCCGCCAGATTCCGTTCGTGGTGTTGGCCTTGAACGAGGGGCCGGAAGAATTGACCGATGCGGCTTGCGACGTCGTGCGGATCAGCGATTTTTTATTCGAGGCGGACGCTCCGATTGGATTGATTATGGATTTGTTTCGGTTGGCGGAGCGGTTGTTGCCCGACGCGGAGGATAAACCGGCATGAGCGGCATCGGCCCCCCTCCCCTTCCACCGATCCCCAACCTCGTGCCCAGGGGCATGCGGCCGATCGGCATCAACGCGACATCAGAGCAGATGCTGGCGTTTCTGTTGCCGCCGAAGCAGGGCGATGATCCGCCGCCCGACAGTGACCAGTCCCTCCCGCCCACGCTCAGGCGATACGCGGCGGGATTAAGACCATCACCGCGTCCCACCGCCGCCCCATGGCAACAGGAAATTGTGTTTGAGCGGCTTGGCAAGACCGACGCTGAGATCGCTGAAAACGCCCGGTTCTGGTTCTCGACCTGCCGGAATTACGATGATCAGTTGAGCCGGCAGCGGATAACGGCATCGGAATATTACGCGGGCGAACCCAACGCGCCCCGCCTCGAGGGTCGCAGCAACATCACCCTGACGGTGGTCAGGGACACCATCCGCCAGACGCTCCCGAGCCTCCTCCGCCTCTTCACCGGCGTCGAAGATCCCGTCTCCTTCAGCCCCATTTCGTCGGAGGAGACTGATGGCACGGTGGCCCAGCTGGCGCGGCAGGCGACGGACTATGCCCGGTGGGCCTTGTTCTCGGCCAATCCCGGCTGGACCATATTGCATGATGCGCTGCTTGACGCGCTGACCCGCAAGGCGGGCTGGGTCAGATGGCACTGGGGTGCCCGGCAGGCCAGCCGGACCGAGGTGTGCGAGGGGCTGTTGCTGCCGCAGTTGCAGATGTTGCTGGCTGAGCCTGGGATCGAGGCGAGCCGGATCATCCGCCGCCCGATGCTGCCCCAGGAGCAGCAGGCGCTCGCCAAAACCCCCGAGGGCCGGATGTATCTGAGCCAGGGCGCCCCCGCCGAGTTGTGGTCGGCCACGCTCACCCGCTCCACGTCACGCGGCTGGCCGCACATCACGCAGCGGCCGGCGGAGTGTATCTGGGTGGACCCCTCGGCGTCGACCGTCGCGACCGCGAAGGCGGTCTGGGATGTGCGCGACGTGACGGTCTCGGAGCTGCTCGAGATGGGTCTGCCCGAGGACAAGGTGCTGGCGCATCGGGGTCGCGGCCAGGACATGCGGCGGCGTCAGGAGGTGATCGCCAGGGATGGGGCCAGGGGGCGCAACATGGCCGCCAGCCCGCCGAACGATAAGGCGACCAGCCTCGTGAGGTATGCCGAGGGCTGGATCAGGATGGACACGGACGGGGACCACCGGGCCGAGCTGATCCATGTGCACATGCTGGGCAACGCCCAGTCACTTATACAATGGGAGCGGGTCGACGAGATCCCGTTGAGTTGTTTCACCCCATACAGGGAAGTGGGTCAGGTCATCGGCATGTCGCAGGCCGACATGGTGATGGATCTGCAGCGGGTCGAGAGCCGGGTGATGCGGGCCACCCTGGACAGTCTGGGCCAGTCCATGTTTCCGAGGACGGTGGCGACCCAGGGCCAGGTCAACATGGCCGACGTCAGGCAGACCGCGATCGGCAGTATTATAAGAGTGGCCGCCGCCGGCGCGGTGACCGAGTTGACCAAGCCCTTCATGGGCAAGGAGGCGCTGCCGGTCATGGCGGTGCTGGAGAGTATAAGAGAGAGCAGAACGGGTATCACCAGGGCCAGCGCTGGTCTCACTGTTGATGAACTGCAATCGACCGCGCCCATCGCCGTGTCGCAACAGTCCAGTGCCGCGCAGGATCGGCTCGACATGGTGGCCAGGACTTTGGCCGAGACCGGTCTGGCGCCGCTCTACAGCGGGCTGTTGAGGATGCTGGCGCGCCAGCAGGACCGGCCGAATGTCATAAGAATAAGGCATGCCTGGGTCGCCATCGATCCACGTGCGCTGGCCACCGACTGGGAGTGCGCGGTCAATGTTGGTGGTAAGGGCATGCCGGCCGAGCGATTGCAGATGTTGTCGGCCATCGCCGGCAAGCAGGAGCAGATCATGCAGGTCGGCGGCATGTCCAACCCGTTGGCCGGCATCCCGGAGTATCGCAACACGTTGGCCCGGATGCTCGAGACCATGAACATCTCGGATGTTGGGGCCTATCTGAAACAGTTGCCGCCCGACTTCCGGCCGCCGCCGACACCCCCGCCGCCGCCCGATCCATCACTCATCCTGGCCCAGGTGCAGCAGAGCAAGACGGCGGCGGACGTGGAGAATGACCGGGCCGACCAGCAGACGAAACGCGCCTCTCTGTTGCTCGAGGACGATCGGGAGCGGGACAAGGCGGCGCTGGATGCGTGGACGAAGACGTGGGTGGCGGCGGCGCAGTTCGGCACCCCCGCCCCGTCCCTGGACCAGTTCAAGCAGAGCATGAAGAGCAACGCGCCGGCTGTTGGCCTGCTCTCCGGCCTGCCGCCACCGACCTCGCCACAACCTCCGGCCGTGGGGCAGGCGCCTCCCCAGCCACCACGGCCGGGTGGGGCGGGCCAGCCGATGGTGCCCCCGATGATGGCTGGCCCGCGTCCGCCCAACATGATGCCACCCCGGCCGATGGCCCCGCCGCCGCCCCCGATGCCGCCAGCCGATCCGATGACCCGGGCGGCGATCGGCAACGCGCTTGCTACTGGCAGGATGCCCACGGCATACGGCCAGATCGCCCAACGGGCCGCGCTGTCTCCGTTACTGGGACCGGGCGGGCCACCACTGCCGGGACCGGGAGGGCCACAGTGATGTCCATCGGGCTACTTTTCTGGGTGATTTTCGTCATCGCGCTGGTGTTTGGCGCCTGGGGGCGCACGGCGAACGGTCAGGTTTATTGGGCCAACTACAACGGGTGGGTGTTCGCCGTGCTGCTGTTCCTGCTCGGTTGGCGCGTTTTCGGCTTCGTCATTCAGGGGTGATGCGATGGCGCTGAAGACAAAACGCGCGACCAAGGAAGAGCAATTGCGCTACGGCCGAATGGTCGAAGATGCTCTTGGGATTTGCTGGAAGCTACAGAACGACGTGGCGCTCTCGGAATATGACCGCCGCGCGCTCGATGCGATGCCACCAAACGTTCAGCAGGCCATTCGTGAGGTTGGGAAGTTATGACGCTAACCGCCGAGCAGGTGGTTCAGGCCGAGGCGTGCCGGCGCATGCTGGACGATCCCGCGTTCCAGGCGGTGCTGAAGCGTATCGAGGATCAATCCACCTGGTGGGCGATGTTCCTCGATGATGCACGCCAGCGCGAGGACAATCGGTTGATCGTGATCGCCCTCAATCGCATTCGCAACGAAATCACCGCCGACGCCGAGGCGGTGGAGGCTGATCGGGTGGCGGACCAGATGAACCGGGCGATGGAGTAGGGGATGGCCTCGTTGCTGTATCCTGATGAGGAGCAATCCCAGGCTCCCTTGAGCCTGTTGCAGCCGCCGGATGACCGTCCGCCGGTGTTACAGCCTGATCCAAGGGCCGATGCGTTGGGGACGGTGTATCAACAGGTGATGGACGCGATGGAGGCGCAGCGGCGGATCAGCGCCGAGCGTGGTTTGTGGGATGACAACACCGGGATGCCGACCAAAGCCGGACTGCTCGATGCGATCGGTCAGGCCGGAACGGCGGTGGCGTTAGGCACGTCGGCACCCGGAGATGCCCCGCCGCCCGGCTTCACCGCTTACCACGGCAGCCCGCACCAGTTCGATGCGTTCGACCTGAGCAAGATCGGCACCGGAGAGGGCGCGCAGGCGTATGGGCATGGGATGTATCTCGCCGAGAACGAGGCTATCGCGAGAGGATATCGAGATAAATTATCGACCGGTCCGATGGACGGTCTGAACAACGCGCTGACGGACTTCCAGCCCTACAACCCGAACGGCCCGGCGCCAACCGTGGACAACCTGCGGGCTATGTTGTCGGCGCACGACAACCCGGCGCTGCGGGACGCCGCCAGTAATGATGCTGTTGTGCGTGATCTTCGCACGATGTTGAGCGGGCACGATCTGAACAGTAACACATGGGACGACGCGGCGGTGAAGGCCGCGAGTCGGTTGGATACTCATTTCAGCAACGCGGCGCCCGCCGGCCACATGTATGAGGTCCAGGTCAACGCCGACCCCGAGCGGTTCCTGCACTGGGACAAGCCACTGAGCGAGCAACATCCTGATGTTCAGGCGGCGATAAACAGTCTCGCGGATAATTCAGTGCCCCTCACCGAGCGAATGATGAGCGCGGACAGGCTGAAGATACCTTTAACCGGCCAGGATGTTGTTTCCGCTCTGTCACGTGATGCCGATCTCGGCGCGCCGGAGATAGCTCAAAAACTGAAAGCGGCGGGCATTCCTGGCATCCGTTACCTCGACGCGGGCAGCCGTGGCGCGGGCGAGGGGAGCTACAACTCGGTTATCTTCGATCCGAAGAACATGGAGATCATCCGCCGTTACGGCCTCGCCGGTCTGATGGCGGGCGGCGGTGCGGCGGCCATCGGTGGCCAGCAAAGGCAACAGCAATGAGCGAAAGCACGGGCACGCCGGCCTCCCCGGCATCGACACCGGCATCAACACCGGCACCACCGGCGACACCAGCCGACAGCGGCGTCAGCCCGCCGGCCAACGAGTCCCCCTCGATCTCGATCTCCGAGGCGGCGCGGCTGCTCAACCGGCAGCGGCGCGGTCCCGAGGCCCCGAGGGAGGCACCCACGTCCGCCGTGCCCGCGACACCAGAGTCCACGCGCAGGCCACCCGCCGTTGAACTGGCGGCGGCGGCGAAAGCAACACCTCCGGAAGCGCCGAAGCCCTCGGTGGCCGGAGTGGCCGACAGCGGGCTGTCAGCGATGGAACGGGCGCTTGGCGTGCCGGGAGCGGCGGCCGTGGCCGAGGGGGCGCCCGCCGATATGGCGCTGGGCGAGGGGTTCGAGATCGAGGGGCAGCGGCTGAAGACCCTGGCCGAGGTGCGCGCCTTCGCCCAGCGCAAATCGACCGATTACACACAAAAGACCCAGGAAATCGCGCAACAGCGGCAGGCGTTGCAGGCGCAACAACAGGCGTTGGCGGCGGTTCTGCCTTATATCCAGCCGGAATTGCAGCGCCTGGCCGAGACGGTCCAGAACGCGCCGCCACTGCCCGACCCGCATCTGCTGGAGACCAATCCACAGCAGTATCTGCGCGAGCGGGCCGCCTGGGAGACGGCGGTTAATGAGCAAAATCGGTTGGCCGGACTGACGACGTTGCAACAGCAGGCGCGGCAGCGGGCGATGGAGCAGCAGGTGGCGGCGGCGAACGAGCAACTGGCGAAGGAGTTGCCGTTCTGGGCCGATCCGACCGAGCGGGCGGCGGCGCAGAAGCAGATCGTCGATTGGGCCACCACCAAGGGCGGCTTCAGCCAGAACGAATTGCAGGGGCTGACCAACGCGCACCATCTGAAGGCGCTGATGAAGGCGGCCATGTTCGACCGTTGGGTGGAGAGTGCCAAGACGACGGCGCCCGCACAGATCGCCCCGGCGCGGGGACAGGCGCCACCACCGGCCCCGTCCGAGCGGGTCGCCGTCGCCGAGGAGGCGTTTGGCCGGAAGGCCGACTACCGCACGGCGGCGGCGTTGCTGGCCGCGAGAAGGGCGAGCACCAATGGGGCGGGACGCTGAACGTCGGTTGACAAAACCGACATCCTGACAGCCTACTGACATTCGTCGCCTGAAAGAGTCCCCTGGACCCACTTTCGGACGGGACGTGCCGTCGCTGAGAGCCTGATCCGCGCTTTCGGGAGTGCTTCGCACCCACCCGGCCGACGCCCCAGACCATCGCGAAACCTCACAATTCGGTTTCACCGCGCGAGACGCCCCATGGTGTGCGTCCGCGCCCGCGATGGAGTGACACATGGCTGTTGGCGCGATGGGCGCGGCCCCAAGTAATACGTATATCGAGCCGACAGCGGTCGGCGTGAAGGAGGATTTGCGGGACCTGGTCTTTCAGATAGATGTCGATGCGACTCCGTTACTATCTGCTATTTCCAGTGTCGACTCGAAACAAATTTTGTCCGAGTGGGTGGTTCAGGATTTGGCCGCCGTGGCAGACAACTTTCAGCCCGAAGGTTTCACCGCGGTAGCGCAACCAGTTACCAAACCTGTAAGGTTCAACAACATCTGTCAGATCGCGGTCCGTTCGGTTGGCGTATCGAATACCACGCGCGCGGCCGACTTCGTGGGCGGCGAGGACGAATACAACAGGCAGACCATCCTGAAGGCGATGGAACTGAAGCGGGATGTCGAGTTCGCCATCACATCCCCGCTGGTGCGCACCCTGACCGACCCCAGGCATATGTCGGGACTGCCCTGTTACACGCTGAATGGTTCGCGTGGCGCCGGCGCCGGGGTCATGCCGGTTGGCGATGGTTCCAACGCGGGCACGCCGGGCACCGCGCGCGATCTGACATTGGCCATGGTCGATGCCGCCGTTCAGCAGTGCTGGCAGGCCGGCAGCGTGCCGACGCTCGGCATCATGTCGGGTAATGTGAAGGCGTATTTCGCCACGCTGTCGCAGGGTGGCACCGGCAACGCGGTCGTGGCGCAGAACATCCAGAACGTTACGTCACGTGAAGAGGTAACGATCATGGGCGCGGTGGATGTTTACAGAACGAATTTCGGCGCCATTCAACTGGCCCCGGACCGCTTCTGCCCGCTGCATCAGATCCTGCTCGTGTCGCCGGACTACGTAGAACTGGGGCCGCTGACGGGCCGGGACTTCGTGGACCAGACGTACGCCGTCACGGGAGATAATCAGCAAGGTAGCGTGGTGTTCGAAGGTTGTATTCGTCCGACGGCGCCCAAGGCACATAGCACTATCTTTGACCTAAATCAGTGATGATACCGTAACGATAATAATATTGTCGAGGTCTCATCTATGATGTATACGATGGAGATGAGAAAACCAACTCCGTGGCAAGACCGCGTAATACCTCAACAGGCGACTGACTGTTGGTTGTGGCAGGGCCGTGTTGATCCTGGCGGCTTCGGACAATTCACACGTGATGGAAAGACGTTACGTGTTCATCGCGTCGCCTGGGAAGAAACGCACGGGCCTGTTCCACAAGGGTCGATTGTCTCACATACGTGCGGCGTCACGGCATGTTGCAATCCCACGCACCTGTTTCTGACTACGACCGCCGATACGAGAAAGGCTGAGGTGATCCCTTGGCGTGACCGTCTTATCCCAGAGCCTAACTCAGGTTGTTGGCTCTGGGAGGGGGCGGTCACAAATGACGGATACGGCATGATAGGTCGTGACGGCACAACGTTAAGGGTTCATCGACTGGCCTGGGAAGAGGTCAATGGACCAATCCCTGATGGTATGAGTGTCTGCCATATCTGTGATGTTCCGGCTTGTTGTAATCCGGCTCACCTGTTTCTTGGCACGCAGCGGGATAACGTCAGTGACATGCGAGCCAAGGGCCGATTCAAGGGTGGTTCGTCCTTAAACGCCGCTAAGACGCACTGTCCGTCTGGACACGAATACACGCCTGACAACACGTATCTCTACAACGGCATGCGATCGTGCAAGGCGTGTTCCAACGCAAGGGCATTGGCCATCTATTACAGGCGTAAGCGCGATGGCTAACCTCCTTTACGAAAACTTTGATCCGTCGACCCGGCGCTACACCGAGATCGAGGCTGACTCCGACCCCAGGGTCGGTCTCGTGATGACCCACACCCAGGACACGCGCCAGATCGTGGAGTCGGCGAAGCGGATCGCGAGCGATTTCGATCCGCACCGGGCGCGCGGCCAGAGTTGGACCCACGTAGCGCGCGTGCCGCTGGTGATCTGGCAGCAATGGCAAAAACTCGGGGTCACCAAAGACCCGAAACTGTTGAACCAGGTGCTGGACAGCCGCGAATGCCGGCTGCTCCGCACCGATGACGGAAGGAAGCTCTGACATGGCGATGGGAACAACCGACCATAAGGCCGAGACCACCCCGCAGCGCCCGACGCAGGGCATCGGCACGATGGGCAAGCCGGACACCACTGTCCTGCCACCGGCCGAGCCGATGCTGCCGCCGGACATCGATCCGGTGCTGCTCGTGAAGGTCTATCCCGAGGCTACCAGCGCCGCCGAGATGCGCGCCCAGGCGATGGCCGCCGGTAAGGCCGCGCAGGAGCAGGGAGCCGCCCTGGAGGCCGCGCAGCAGGAGGGGGCGGCAGTGGTGGAGGCACCCGTGGTGCCCCCGCCGCATGTCACGCCGCAGCCAGCGCCACATCAGCCGGAGCACAAGCCGAACGACCGGAAGTGATCCGTGGCGACCTACGCGCAACTGATCGAAGACGTGCAGGCGTGGCTCAACCGTAAAGATGTTCTGCCGCTCATCCCCGGCTGGGTGCTCATGGTCGAGACCGAGATCGCCCAGACGCTGCGGGCGCGCTGCATGGTGACCTCGGGCATCCAGCCGATCGATGCCGCTTACATCTCGCTGCCGGCCGACTTCGCGACGATGGAGAGCATCCGGGACGCGACGAGCGGCGAGATGTTCGAACTGAAGGACGAGTGGAGCGGGCACTGGACCTCCGCCTACAGCACCGCGTGGCGGGATGGTGCCGTGGTCGGCGCCGTGGGTCAGGTATGCCGGGCCTATCGATTGGTGCATGATTGTATCGAGTTTTTGCCGCACCCCATCATTCCCGATCCGCCTGATCCCAACTGGGTGCCGCAGAAGATATTAATGGGGTGGTATGCCAAACCACGTCCGTTGCTACTGCCGACCGACACCAACGCCGTGCTTGAGCAGCTTTATGGCGTGTATTTGTGGGGTGTGTGCAAATATGGTGCGTTGTTTGAACTGGATGACGACCGCGCGCAGCAGTGTGACGCGCAGTTCCAGCAGGCGGTGACCAGGGCGGATTTGCATAAGCAAATGTCTGACTATTCTGGTGCGCCGTTCCGCGCCGAGCTGGTCTCGTTCTGATGAACATGATCACCCACCGCGTCTCACCCCAGCAGGCGCGCTACACGCCGATGGGGGGGCGCGAGAAGTGCTCGTTCTGCCGGTTTTACATCGCGCCGAAGTGGTGCGGCCACGTCACCGGCCCGGTCTCGCCGATGGGCTGGTGCAAATACTTCAGTCAGGAGATGCGCGCGCAATTCGGCGGCTCGCAGGTTGTCGCCATCGGACCACCGGGCGCCACGTTGGATCTGGGCTTCATGACGCCCGGCACGCTCGACAGCCGGATTACTTTCACGCGGGCGTCGACCGCGACATACACCGACGCGAGCGGAACGATCCAACCGGCGGCGATCAACGCGCCGCGTTGGGATTATGCCGGAGGCGTGCTGCGCGGGCTGCTGATCGAGGAGGCGCGGACCAACGCGCTATGGCCGTCATTGGCAACGGGCGTTGGTAATTGGTCTACGTTTGGCTCCGCCGCGCTGTCAGCGGCCGGGATAGTCGCTCCGGATGGGACGACGGGAACGGCGGCGCTGGTCGCTGCCACCTCTACCGCCGCCGATATCCGCGCCATTTCCAATGCTGTCGCCTCGGGGACGGCGGGCACAGCGTATACCCTGTCGGTGTTTATCAAAAAGACCGCCACGGCGAATTGCTTTTTTCAGGTCGCGGCCGGCGGCGTGGCGACGGCTTACTTCGACCTGACGAACGGGACCGGTGTGGTGGGCGCCGATCTGGGCGCCGGGATTACCAATAAATCCGTGGCCGTCACGCCATATCCGAATGGTTGGTATCGCGTATCATATACACTGACGCCGAACGCGACGGGGGCCATATCCTGGTATATCGGCATGTGCGCGGTCGTTTCGGCCACGGGCGATAATCGCTCAGCCGTGGGCGTTGTCGGACAGGGGATCTATGCCTGGGGCGCGCAGATCGAAACGGGATCGTTCGCCACCAGCTACATTCCGACGATATCGGCGGCCGTGACCAGAGCGCAGGATCTGAACACGATGTCCACTTCGCCGTGGATGACCGCCAACCTCGGTTCCTGGTTCGCGGACTTCACGTTGTTCGGTGTTTCACCCGGAACCTGCGTGATCAGCGCGAACGTCGGCGGCACATCGTCGCCGTTGATCGTGTTGTCGGCATCCAACCTGCTCGCCAGTTGGGATGGCGGCGCGGTCTTACAGACGGCCAACGCGGCGACACCGGGGGCGGTCAATAAGGGCGTTTCGGCCTTCGCCTCGCCCACCGGTAAAATATGCCTTAACGGCGGCGCTGTCGCATCTGGTGCTCAGACCGGAATTACTCTGCCGATCATCGGTTTCATCAGTGCCATTCCAGGACCGGCCGCGAACAACGGCAGCGGTTACATTCGCCGCGTCCAGTATTGGCCTCGCGCTCTGTCCAACGCGGAAATGCAGCAGGTGACGACATGAGCGGCGTCGATTACACCCTCACGCCAAACCTGGGGTTGTTCAAACCCAACTACGCGCTCGACGTCGGGCAATGGGGCGCGCATCTGAATTTAAATTCGGACAAGATCGACGCCGTGGTTGGGAGCGCCGTCGCGGAAGCGGTCCTCCATGCGACGGATTATGGCGTGGTCGCCGGTGCCGCCGATAATACCACCGCGTTGCAGGCGTTTTTCGCCGCGTTACAGGCGAGCCCCAACCCGGTCAAAGGCGTGTTGCCCGCCGGGTGGCTGTATTTCACCGCGCCGCTCGTTTTGCATGACCGGCAGGCGTTTACTTTGGAGGGCGCCGGTATTGGCGTCACCGCGCTGATTTACAAAGGCACTGGCGCGACCATCGATTTGTTGAAGATCACCAACTGTTTTAACTTCTCATTGCGTGGCTTCATCATCGATAGCCAAACGGTGATGACCGCCGGAACCGGGCTGCATCTGGACAATTGCCTGCACGCCTGTCTGACCGAGATCAAGGTCGCGGGACAGTCGGGCGCCACGCATATCGGTGCCGACAGTAATCTGCACTATAACCTTTGGAACGGGTTCTGGTTCGACAAGATCGACCAGGTAACGTTGTTCAATTTCGAGGCGGCCGCTCAAAACGACGCGGTGCGAGTCAATGGTGGCGTTGGAAGCAGCGGCGGCAAGGCCGGACTGTTTCTTCAGTTCGGCAAGATGCTTGGATCGGGAACCGGCCTGCATATCGGAGGGGCATTTGGCGGCCTGAACATTGATAATTGCGACATTATCGCCAACTGGAATAATGTTGTTATCGATCAGGCGCTGGCGGCCGAGGTCAACCGTGAGGTGTTTCTCGGCGTCAATGTCTCGTGTGACACGTCAGGCAGCAGTGCGTCACCAACGAACCCAGGGTGCGTTGTTCCCGGTGGCGGGGCTATCAATGACAATGTTTGGATTAACGATCCTGGCGGCGGATTTATCGTCGTCAAGTGCTGGGTGGTGAATACCGGAGCGAGCGGCAATGGACATTGCATCCATGTGCAACGATGGTCCGGCGTGGTTCGGATCGACGGCGCGCTCGTCGCCTACGCGCAGAACGGGTGCGACGGGATCAGGATCGATACGCCGACGCCTGTCGTCATCGTCACTCCCGGCACCAATATTCACGACAATACCGGGTATGGCATCAATCAGACGGTGGCGATGAACCCGGTGCTGGGCGCGCCCACGTTCACCAACTCGCATCTTGGCGACATCTCGGCCACGACCAAGGTCCGGTTCAACGTTCAGAATGTCGCGGTCTCGTTCGCGGCCGCCTTCACAGCGGCCGGCACGACACAGGCCACGGCCGCCGCCGTGACAGCGACATCCACTCTTATCGGGACGGTTCCCGCCGGTTCGGGCGTGATTCTTCCGGTAACCTCTTTGGGCACGAGGATGGAGGTCATGAACGGGAATGCCACGGCGGTGAATGTTTATCCGCCTGTCGGATGGTCGTTCTATGGTTCCGCGACGAATGCGCCTCGGGTTCTGGCGCTGAATTATCGTCTCGCGGTGATTTCAGGCCAACCCGGATCGCAATATCTGCTTGAATATGCCGGGCCGATGATCGTGCCATGAAAGCGCGAACCTGATGCCCGGCACCATCACCTTTCCGCTTGACTGCTTCGTCGCCCTGGAGGTCAACCGCCAGGAGATCACGGTGGCGGGTTACCTCCGTCAGCCGACCACGCTGGCGTATACCGCCGATGGCGTGCTCGTCTCCAATCCAGTCTCGTTGCAGTGGCAGCACGCGACAGCTGATTGGGGCACGGTCGGCTCCGTCTCGTTCTGGACCACGCCACTGGCGGGACAACGCCACGGCACCCTGCCGGTGCTGGCCGTGACCGATCCGGTGGTGATCGCCATGTATGACATCGCCCGCATTCCAGCCGGCGGTATCGTGCTGAACACCGACAACCTCATCACCAACCGCCCGTTCGGCCGAGGTCGCTTCGGCACCTACGCGTGGGGCACCTACGCCGCGTTCGGGCCGGTGGGGGTCGGTTTCGGCATCGGCGGCTTCGGCCAGGACGGCTACGCGGCGGTGGGCGATGCCAGCCCCGGGCACGTGGTCCTCGAGCGCGCCTTCGATGTTCAGCAACACGTCTGCGCGCCTGGGGTATGGGCGCCTGGACCTTTCGCGAAAGCAGCATGATGAGTGGTACCGAATATACCACGACGCCAAATTTAGGGTTGTTCAAGCCGACCTACAATGCCGACGCGGAAAATTGGGGCGGACACCTGAACGCGAATAGTGACGTCCTGGACACGACAATTCTGCCGAGACCGGGCGGAGTGTCGGGGCCGACATGGACCGCCGGAACGGGTGCGCCAGCGACCACGGAGCCGCTGGGCTCGCTTTACTCACGCACCGATGGCGCGGTCGGTTCGACGGTTTATGTCAGTCGCGGCGATGGCACGTGGAATGCGATGGCGGGGGTGTGATGAGCGGCTTCAACGAACAGACCATCCCCGTCGCCTTCCCCCGCCAGCAGTGGGAACACGTCCTCACGATGCTGGCGCGGCAGCCGTTCAACGAGGTCGCGCCGCTGATCGCGGACATCCAGCGCCAGTGCCAGATGCACGAGATGCGGCAGCGCGCGGGCCAGACGCCGCCCCGGTTGGCGCCGGAGGACTACGGGACGCTCCCCGAAGCACAGCCATTCGTTCCGCGCGTGACGATGAAGGAGGCATGAGATGGCTTCTACCGCAGGTAGTATGACTGCAACCCCTAGTGGTAACCCCCAATGGAGGGCAGCCAACGGCGGCATCGTCTGGGGCTTCCAGGCGCCGGTCGCGCCGCAGACCAATCGGCCGCACACCGGCACGTCGACCGGCACCTATCGCGATTGGGTCATGCGGATGGGCTACAATCGCACGTCGGGGATCGCTGGCTGGCATGTGAAGCTGCCGACCGACCCGGGTGCCACCTGGTTCGTTGCCGTGACGGATGACAGTTCGGACAGCCCGGCCGGCATCACCAACACGGCACTCAATCCTCCCGCTGGTGTGAAATAGTCAGATGCCAGCCAGAACTAATTGCGGCGAGGAGTTCTCCCGGTTGCGCTCAAGATACACGATCAATTTGCGCAATCTGTTCGCATCATCTTTGAGGCAGCCGAGAGCAACGTTGCATCGATCGCACAGCCAGCCTCGCGGGTGGCCTTTGACATGGCAATGATCGAACACGATACCCCCGTCATTCCCACCGCATGCGTCGCAGGTGTCCGGTCTCTTTCTGCCGAGCCGAACCTCATTTCTGGCAAGGAGCGCTGCTGGTCGTCTGGCGTTAGCCCGTTTATAGTTCGCTCGATATACCTCGCGTTTCTCGTGTCTGACCAGTTTACTGCGCTCTCGCTCTTGCGCGTTTATTGTCGCTCGGTTGGCCGATTTATACGCCTTGCGGTCAGCAATCACCTTCTCCCGGTTCTTTATGCGCCATTCTCGTTTTTGCTCTCGAATGCGTGCCTTGTTGGCCGAGTTATACTCGCGCTGATACGCCGCGACCGCTTCCTTGTTGGCGGCGCGCTTAAGGCGCGCCTGCTCTCGGACCTTGTCTATGTTCGCCTGACGCCAGGCACGGATATAGGTCCGCCGTGCCGCGCGTTGCTCCTCGGTTATGCTATGCTTCATCAGCTCCGGTCCTTGCTCACATCAGGGGTCGTGGTCAGGGGCGGCGGTAGTGTTGGACGCACTGCCACCGCTCCGTTAATAACATGGAGTGCGGCCTGTGTCAGGTAGTATCACTTCCAATTATCATTTCAATTTACCAACGATTGGCGGCAGCCAGGATTCCTGGGGTAGCCTCACTAACTCGAACTGGACCGCGCTCGACGGCTATCTGCACAGCCTCGCGGGCACCGGAGGTGGGTCGACCTCGCCAAGCCTGCCACTTACCGGCGGGACCATTTCCGGCAACCTCGTGGTCAACGGTCAGGCCTCCGTCAGCGGCAATCTCGGTGTTTCCGGCTCCATCAACGCGAACGGCGTCGGCGCCAACACTGTCCTGTTCGGCTATCCCGCCGTCACCAACTGGATCGCCTACCGCAACGCGCCGGACCGGGTGTGGCAATGGCAGGACGGCTGCACCGACACATGGCACGAGACGACTGCGGTCAGATATTGGAACAACAACCGCGCTGTAATGAGCCTCGATTACAACGGCAATCTGCAAATCATCGCGGACGCCTACAAGCCCGGCGGCGGCCCGTGGATCGCCGCGTCGGATGAGAGGGTGAAACGAAACATCCGGCCCTACGTCTCCGGTCTCGCGCAGATCATGGCATTGCAGCCGATTTCGTTCGAATACAATGGCAAGGGTGGCACCACGGCGGATGGCGTGACCTATACCGGCGTCGTGGCGCAGCAGGCGCGCGCGGTGATGCCGGAACTGGTGCTGGAACAGCGGCTCGGGACCAAGGACGGCTCACTCGACCCCAGACTGTTGCCAGGGCAACTGGCGACCAATCTCGGGCCGCTCACATTGGCCCTGGTGAACTGCTGCAAGGAACTGGCGGCACGCGTGGCCGTGCTGGAAGCGCGATGCCCCGCGTAACCCAACTCCCGCCGCCCGGCATCGTCAGGCAGTCCACGTCGGAGGCGACACCTGGTCATTGGTGGGATGCCAACAACATCCGCTGGCGCGGTGGTGTCACGGTGCCAATCGGCGGCAACGCGGTGCTGTCGGGCAGCGCGGTTGGCGACGTACCGCGCGACGCCATCACATGGCACGACAACAAATACCAGCGTTGGGCGGCGTTCGGCACCGACACGCATCTCTGGGCCTACCTGTTCGACACCCAGCAGCTTTACGACATCACGCCAACCGGCGCGCCGCCGATCCTGCCGCCGGGCTTCCCCTCGGGCTACGGCCTCGGCAACTACGGTGACGGTGTCTACGGGATCAGCAGCGGCACCGGCACACCGATCGGTCCCCCCGGCATCCTCGGGCATCCCACCGACTGGTGGTCGATGGATAATTTCGGTGAGTTGCTCGTGGTCGTGCCGACGCAGGATGGGCATTTGTATTCGTGGGACCCGAACACGCCAACGGTGCACGCCACCCAGGTGCTCAACGCGCCAGTGAAGAACCGTGGCGTCATCGTAACGGACCAGCGGCATGTCGTTTTGTATGGCTCGGATGGCGATCCACGCAAAATCGCGTGGTCGGAGCAGGAGGACATGACGGTCTGGACGCCGAATGTCACCAATCTCGCCGGCGACAAGCAGCTGGTCACGAGCGCGGCGGCGCTGACGGCGGTGAAGGTGGCGGCTGGCATCATGCTGTTCACGACCAACGACGTGCATCTGATGCAGTATGTCGGCGCGCCCTACGCCTACGGCATCACCCAGATCGGCACCGGCTGCGGGCCGATCTCGCCGCGCGCGGTGGCCGGCGCCGGCTCGTTCGTCGCCTGGATGTCGCAGCAAAACTTTTGGTTCTACAACGGTAACGTCCAGCCGCTGCAATGCGATGTGAAGAACTGGTTCTTCTCGGTCCTTAAAGCTGGTGGCGCGGGGCGGCTGTTCGGCTCGGCCAACCCGCAATTCGCTGAACTCTGGTGGGATTTCCCCGATGAAAGTTCGGAGAGTGGCGAGAACAACCGGTATATCGCGATGAATTACACGACCCAGCCGGGCTACTGGCTGCTCGGCAAGCGGGCGCGCACGGCGGGCGACCGGATCGGCACGCTGGACTTTCCCGTCCTCGGCGGCGCCGGCCCCGATGGCACCGGCGGCGCGTTGTATCAGCACGAGTCAGGATATACCGACAATGGTGTTCCACGCGCGTCCGCCGGGCAGGTCTACGTCGAGAGTGGCGCGCTCAATGGCGGCGAGGGAAACAATCGATTTCATGTGCGGCAGGTGGTCTTTGACGCGACCGCCAATCCGGCGTTGCCGCCGCCATTTGGTTTCCGCTTCCTGTCGCGCGAGGAGCCGTGGGACAGCGTGGAGAATGACAGCGGGCTTTACACGGTGTCGCACGGCGGCTTGATGGACACGCGTCTGTCCGGTCGTTCGGTGCGGTTGCGGATCGAGGCCACGGCGGACGCGCCGTTCTCGGTTGGACGGCCGAGGTTGGATCTGAAGCCGGGAGGACGCAGGTAGATGGTCACGCGGCCGCATCCTCCGGCGCCGTTCGCCGCGCCGGTTTCCGGTGACATCAATCAGCGTCTGCAACAAATGGCGGACGCGATCAATTCCAAGGCATCCGCCACCGTCACACCGGTTTATCACTCGTTGGCGTTGATCGACGACACCGGCCAGACATGGCGGGTGAAGGTGCACGCCGATGGCACGCTCCATACCGATCTGGTAACGCCATGAGCCTGTCGGACGCGGAAAAGCTCAGGCGTTTTGAAAAGGCACTGGCCTTTGCTGGAAATACGCATACGGCCCAAGATGTGCTGGATAAGATCCACGAAGGCCGGGCGCAATGCTGGGCCAACGGTGACAGTCTCGTCGTGACCGAGGTGCTGGTCTATCCCCGCCTGCGTGCGTGCAACTATTGGATCGCTTCCGGCGAGATCCGCGAGTGCTTCGATTTGCAGGCTGATATCGACGGGTGGGCGGCGGGCGAGGGGTGTAGCGTCGCGACGGCGACCGGGCGCATGGGGTGGCTGCGGCTGGCCAGGACGCCGTTGGGTGGCGCGTGGCGGCCACGCGCCGTGCAATACTTCAAGACCCTTGAGAGGAGCGCGCGATAATGGGCGGCGGCGGCAGCGGGGCCTCAACTAATACCGTCCAGAACACCAATGCATTCATTCCCCAATGGCTGGAGGACTACACCCAACAGGCGGTCGGCCGCGCCGGTGCCCTGAGCAATCAACCCTATACCCCTTACACCGGGCAGACCGTCGCCGATGTCAATCAGGCGCAACGGCAGGCTTAC